GGCGGTGCATATATCAGCCGGTGATATGGAACTAGATATTGAGTCCGATGGCGAAGATGAGTTTAACCAGAACCTAGCCGAGGTAATGGACCCAAGCGATATGGAGGGCTTGGCTAGTGATTTAAATGACGATATTCAGAACGATATTGACTCTCGCAAAGACTGGGAGAAGATGTACAAAGAAGGTATTACGTTGCTTGGTTTAAAGTTTGAAGAGCGGACTGAACCTTGGGACGGCGCTTGTGGTGTATTCCACCCGATGATTACTGAAGCAGTTGTTCGGTTCCAGTCAGAGACAATAATGGAGACGTTTCCGGCAAGAGGCCCAGTTCGTACTAGTATTGTTGGCAAAGAAACCCCTGAGATTAAAGCAGCTGCTCAACGGGTAGAAGAGGACATGAACTACCAGCTTACGGAAAAGATGCCGGAGTATCGATCAGAGCATGAAAAAATGCTGTGGAACTTACCCGGTGCTGGTTCTGCCTTTAAAAAAGTGTATTACGATCCGAGTTTAGAGCGCCAAGTTTCCGTATTTGTACCCGCTGAAGACATTTTAATTCCATACGGTACAAGCGATATTACTGTCTGCCATAGAATTACACATAGAATGCGCAAGACAAAAAACGACTTGATTAAATTAATGCATGCTGGCTTTTACAGAGAGGTTGAGCTTGGAGAACCCCAGAAATTTTATACGGACATTCAAGATAAGAAGGACAAAGAAACTGGGTTTTCAGCATCCTACGACGATAGATTTGAGCTCTACGAGATACATGTGGATCTTGACCTGCCCGGATACGAAGACAAGGTTGACGGGGAAGAAACGGGCATTGCGCTTCCATATGTAGTCACAATGCTACGTGGAAGTAACGATATTTTATCAATACGTAGAAATTGGAAAGAAGATGACCCAGTCAAACTTAAACGACATCATTTTATTCACTATCAATATATTCCCGGCTATGGCGCTTACGGTTTCGGTTTATTTCATTTGGTTGGCGGGTTCGCTAAAAGCGCTACTAGTATTATGCGCCAGCTTGTTGATGCTGGCACACTGTCTAACCTACCGGGCGGATTAAAGACCCGTGGATTACGGATTAAAGGAGATGACACTCCGATCGCTCCTGGCGAATGGCGCGATGTAGATTTGGGTAGTGGCAACATGAGGGACAACATTCTTCCTTTGCCTTACAAAGAACCATCTGCAACCTTGTATAACTTGTTAGGGACAATTGTAGAAGAAGGCCGTAGGTTTGCTGCTACTGGCGACTTAAAGATTTCCGATATGAGCAATCAAGCGCCTGTGGGTTCTACGCTAGCTATTTTAGAAAGAACTTTAAAAGTAATGTCCGCTGTACAAGCGCGCGTGCACTTTGCTCTAAAACAAGAACTCCAGCTATTAGCAGAAGTAATACGTGATTATGCCCCAGAGAAATATGAGTATGACCCTGAAAAAGGCGGGCGTAATATTAAGCAGTCTGATTACAACAGGGTAGACATCCATCCTGTTTCCGATCCTAATGCTGCCACTCTTTCACAACGAGTTGTACAGTACCAAGCTGTTATTCAGCTATCACAAACTGCTCCTCAAATATACAACCTGCCACAGTTACATAGGCAGATGTTAGAAGTTCTAGGGATAAAACATGCGGACAAACTAGTTCCGTTGCCAGAAGACCACAAGCCTACAGACCCTGTAACAGAAAACATGAGCGCTCTAAAAGGCGAACCGTTAAAAGCATTTATTTACCAAGACCACGAGTCTCATATTGCAGTGCACCAAGCAGCTATGACTGATCCGATAGTACAACAGCTAATTGGACAAAACCCACAAGCTCAACAAATCATGGCATCAATGCAGGCGCATATCGCTGAGCACGTTGGGTTTGCTTACAGACAGAAGATTGAGAAGGCGTTGGGCGTTTCCTTACCTAATCCTGAAGATACTCTACCGCCTGAAATTGAGAATCAAGTTAGTCGTCTCATGGCTCAAGCTGCTGGGCAAGTTTTACAGGAAAGTAAAGCGCATATGGCTCAACAACAAGCTCAACAGAACCAGCAAGACCCAATTTTGCAGATACAAATGCAAGAGTTGCAGCTTAAACAGCAAGAATTAGATATTAAAAAGAGAAAAATGATGGCTGATGTTGCCGCTAAAGCCGATGAAATTCATTTAAAACAGATGGAAATTATGGACAAAAATAGAAATGAGCAAGCTAAATTAGGTATGCAAGCCGGTAAAGATAAGCAAAATACGCAGTTAGAGGGCGCTAGACTGGGTGTTGATGTTGCTAAACACAAAGCACAAATGCAAGCACAAGTTAAATCAAATAAAGGAAATGAATAATGTCTAATGAAGCATACAGTTTTGTTGATGCCCTAAGAAAAAAAATTAGAGAAGATATGAACAATTACGCTGACGACTTGGCAAGTGGTCAGTGCGGAAGTTTTGAGCTTTACCGAGAGCTCTGTGGGGTGATACGAGGTCTAGCCCTAGCAGAGCGCCACTTACTTGACCTCGCAGACATATTTCAGAAAGAAGATAACGATGAGTGAATCCATCGCAGTACCCACACAAGGTTTAATCCTTCCACCGGGAGTAAAAACAGCACCCGCTCCTGTACAACCAACAGTAGATGAAGAGTACGAAAGCGCCATTCAAAAAGCCAAGTCTATGCCTTCTCCAAGCGGGTTTAAGATTCTCTGCGCTTTAGTTGAAGCAGGTGATACCTACGAGAGCGGCTTGGTTAAAGCAGATGAAACAAAAAAGGTTGAAGAACTGACCTCTCCTGTTTTGTTTGTAATTAAACTTGGCCCAGATGCGTACAAAGATGAGCAAAAGTTTCCGTCAGGCCCATGGTGTGCAGAAGGTGATTTTGTTATCACCAGAGCGTATACCGGTACAAGGATGAAAATCCACGGCAAAGAATTCCGGATTATCTATGATGATCAGGTTGAAGGTGTAGTTCAGGATCCCCGCGGAATTTCCCGCGCTTAATAGGAGATGTAAATGAGTGATGGCTACAAATTCCCAGATGAACTGGGTTTGGATGGAAATTACAAAAATGAAGTCGATATCAATGTCGATGCTGAGACGGACATAGATATTGTTATTGAAGATGATACCCCCGAACGGGACAGGCGCGCGCAACCTTTAAATCGTGAAGTAGAAGACCCAACCGATGAAGAGATTGAGCAATATAGTAAATCTGTTCAAGCAAGAATTAAAGAACTAACTCATGCACGTCACGATGAGCGTAGGGCTAAAGAGTCTTTGGCTAGAGAAAGAGACGAGTTAGAAAAGCTAGCGCAGTCTGCGATTGACGAAAATCGTAGGTTAAAACAGTACGTTCAGTCTGGTGAAGCTTCTTTTGCTGAAACTTTAAAAGAAAAAGCAGAAGCAGAATTAGAAATGGCAAGGCGCAACTATAAAGTAGCTGCTGACTCTTACGACTCTGATGTAATGCTTGAAGCGCAAGAAAAATTAACAGAAGCTAAATTAAAATTAGAAGCTGCGAAAAATTTTAAGCCAACCCCTTTACAAAACGATTCAAATAATGCAACAATAGAAGCACAGATACAACAAAAACCGAGACTTGACGAAAAAACCTTGCGCTGGCAAGCAAAAAACCAGTGGTTTGGGTCTCCGGGTTATGAAGATATTACGGCTTTTGCACTAGGGCTGCACCAAAAACTAGTAGCTACGGGGTATGACCCGCGCACAGACGAGTATTTCGAGAGAGTAGACTCTCGCATGAAACAAGTTTTCCCTGAAATGTTCAGGAGTGAAGACGAATCAGCCCGATCTGAACCAACTAGAAAGCCTGCAACTGTTGTTGCTTCAGCCACTCGTTCCACGGGGGCAAAAAAACAGGTTAATTTGACTGCAACTGCTAAACGCATCGCAGATAAATTTGGTCTTTCATATGAAGAATACGCTAAGCAAGCTTTAAAATTGGAGAACAGTAATGGCTAATAATCGCACTCAAAGAGATCAGGAAACTCGTGAAAACAATCCTACACGTTATGTATATACACCGCCTAGCGCGCTACCTGACCCTACACCGGAACCGGGATTTAAATTCCGTTATCTTGCGGCTCAAGTTGGAGGTGAATCAAATCACACCAACATGTCTCAAAAATTCCGTGAAGGCTGGGTACCCGTAAAAGCAATAGATCATCCTGAATTACAGGTTGTCGGAAACAAAGACGGAAACGTCGAAATTGGTGGATTAATTTTATGTAAAGCCCCACAAGAAATGGTGGAAGCTAGACAAGAACACTACGCTAATGTGGCCGAAAACCAAATGTCTTCAGTAGATAATCACTTTATGCGCAACAATGATGCCCGTATGCCTTTATTTACTAACAATAAATCGGAAGTAACTAGAGGACGCGGTTTTGGTAATGGTTCTAAATAATTTAATTTTGGAGGTTTAAAATGGCAACAACATCTAATCCGTATGGGTTAAAGCCAATTAACCTTATCGGTGGTCAAAGTTTTAACGGCGGTGTGATTCGTGAGATTCCACTAACTGTTAATAACACTGCGGCTATCTATAACGGTGACTTGGTTCAAATTGGCGCAGCTTCTGCTGGTCAGCCAACAGTGGTAACAGCAACTCCTACAACATCTTCTGTTGGTTTAGTCGGTGTGTGTATTGGCGTTCGTTATCAATTAGCAGGTCAACAACTTGGCTATCCTTTATATGCTCAGTATTTACCAGCTAACGCTGTTACTTCTGGCTACACAAATATCTTTATTCGTGTAATGGATGATCCAGACGCATTGTTCCAAGTTCAGTCTTTGGGTTCTATCCCACAAACTGCTATTGGTAAAACAATTGCATTAGCAAACTTTACAGCTGGTACTTCTAGCTCAACAGGTAGCACTGTAACTGGTAACTCAGTCGTTGCTCTTGCTTCTAGTGCAGCTAATACCGGCGCTTTAGCAATGAAAATCGTTGATTTTGTGAACAACAGCTCAACATTTGGTGGAAACTTCCCATCTAACCCAGGTGATGCGTATACAGATTGTATCGTCAAGTTTAACTTTGGCGTGCACTCTTACTATAACGCGTCTGGTACAACTAACTAAGGAGCTAAAAAATGGCTATTTCACGTTCACAGCTCCTAAAAGAGCTACTCCCCGGCCTCAATGCCTTGTTTGGTCTTGAGTATAAACGCTACGGCGAAGAGCATAAAGAATTGTACGAAACAGAGAAATCTGAGCGTTCATTCGAAGAAGAAACCAAACTTTCTGGTTTCTCCGCTGCTCCAGTAAAATCTGAAGGCTCGCAAATTGCTTATGACAATGCGCAAGAAGCTTTTACATCTCGCTACTCACACGAAACCATTGCTTTAGGTTTCTCAATCACTGAAGAAGCGATTGAAGATAACTTGTATGACTCTTTGTCTGCACGTTACACTAAAGCTCTTGCTCGTGCTATGGCTTATACCAAGCAAGTTAAAGCGGCTTCTGTATTAAACAACGGTTTTATTTCTGGTACTAACAACCAGTATAACGGCGGTGATAACGTGCCTTTGTTCAGCACAGCTCACCCAACTGTTAACGGTGGAACCAACTCTAACGCCCCATCTACACCTGTTGATTTGAACGAAACTTCATTGGAAAATGCTGTTATTCAAATCGCTGCATGGACTGATGAGCGCGGGTTGTTAATCGCTGCTAAACCACGTAAGTTAATCCTCCCACCTGCATTACAATTCGTTGCTACTCGTTTGCTAGAAACTAACCTTCGTGTTGGTACTAACAATAACGATATCAGCGCAATCGTAAACAACGGTTCTGTTCCTGAAGGTTACGCAATTAACCACTTCTTGACAGACATTAATGCATGGTTCTTGTTAACTGATGTACCTAACGGACTCAAGCACTTTGAACGTATGCCTATGGCTACTTCAATGGACGGTGATTTCGATACAGGTAACGTTCGTTACAAGGCACGTGAGCGTTATTCTTTCGGTTGGTCTGATCCACTAGGCATCTGGGGTTCTTCAGGTTCATTCTAATCAAATGGCCGTTCCCAATAAAACCTCGCTCACAAGGCGAGGTTTTTTCTTTCTTTAGCGTGATGTTTTCTATGGCAGTTAGAGCAAAGCACAATGCATTTTTTTATTTCTTCTCGCGCACCGCTGTAGTTTTGCCATTGTATAAGTTCTGATACTCTTTTATTCGCAATGTCTTTTTTGATGTGGTGAAAATCAAATGTGGCCGGGTGTGTCTCGCCACAATGCTGGCAAGTAAGTGTAGCTTTAAATTCCGCCCATAGAACCCTTAATTTCTTTTTATAGTCTAAGTTCTTTTTGATTATTTTTTTCTTATTTGCCTTGTAGTATTTTTTTGAATACTCTTTAGCCTTTAGCTTTCTAACTTCTAAATCTTTATACGGCATAGGCTACCCTTTAAAATATTTATATATTTTACACACTAAAATAAAAATATTGTATACTATGTGTAACTGGGTGATGCTTATATCGGACTGCCCCAGCAGACGATGCAACGATTGATATAAGTGAACTTTTGCATAAGGACAATTTATTATGGCACGCGCAACCTTTGAAGGCCCGATTCTATCTGGCGATAATCGTTTTGGAGCATTACGTAACGTAGGTTACTCCCAATTAGTACAGAACATAGACTTAGACTTTTCTAATACAACCGCCGGTACAAACACATACGCTGGTACATCTGGTAACTTTGTAACCTCTAATACAATTCCAAACGTAAACGGTGTCGTATATCAACCATCAAGTTCAGTATACCCTTCAGTAGCTCAAACTATTCCAGCAGACACAAACACAAACATTTATCGCGGCGCAGTTCTTTATATTCCAGCTGGCGCAGATTTAGATAATATTTATGTTGACGTTGCGGCTCTATATGCAGTTACTGGCGGTACAGCAGCCATTACTTCACAAACTGTTTATGTATCAAATAACTACACAGCTGCCGCAGGTACTCCAACATATTTTGCAACAGGCGCAATTTCAGCAGTAGGTCGTCAAGCATTAGCAACATTTACTGGTACACAAATTATCAATCAAACTGCAACTTCTACAGATATTTTACAAGCTAACGGACAGCCAAATATTTCTCAAGTTGTTATTACAGTTGCTATTGTTGGTACTGCATTGTTATCTGCGACTGCAACGACTGGTCGTTATGACTTTACTCTACAGTACACACAACCTGATAATAACATCGGTACATTGACAACTTACCCATATGGTAATTTTGATTAATTAATTCTCTGGGAGCTCCGGCTCCCTTTTTAAAAGCTAAGGAGATTAATTATGACAATGCAATATGATGTAAAATCGGCCCATTTTAGCGGCAGTGGTTTTGCAATTCTTGGGCGTACGCGTCTTAAAAATTTAATTTATTTAGGTACAGGAACGGCTGGCGGTATTGATTTGTTTGATACAACTGTAGCGCCAGTTAATGCTACTTATGGACGTTCCGGCAATACCCTTACTATAACTTCAACAGCGCATGGTCTATCTACTGGCAATATTGTGGGTATTACATACAGTCCAGCTTCGGCAGTTTCTCCTGTTGCTGGTAATTATGTAATTACTGTTGTAGATGCCAATACTTTTACTATTACCGATATTAACTCTGGAACAATAGCGACTGGCACAAGCTGTATTTATTCTGGCACTGGTAGATGGATGGTCGGATACAATACCGGTACAGCGGTGCAACCATTCCAAGTTATTTTTTCCGGTGAAGGTGTATTGGCAAACACGGGTATATATGTTGTTGAGACTAATATTTCATTCCAAACAATTCAATATGGATAATCAATGTGGCTACTAAGAAGAAAGGACCCAACCTTGCAGTTGGAAGAGGCGAAAAACTCCCGGTTTCTAAAGGGGCTGGACTTACTGCTAAGGGTAGGCAGAAGTATAATGCAGCGACTGGATCAAATCTTAAAGCTCCTCAGCCAGAAGGTGGACCACGTAAAAAGTCTTTTTGTGCGAGGATGAGCGGTATGCCAGGACCAATGAAAGATGAGAACGGCAAGCCTACTAGGAAGGCCGCTAGCTTAAAAAGGTGGAAATGCTAATGAGCGATATGGACCCAATAGAAACCGCTAGAGAATTAGCTACACATGCTAACGATATTGTGCATTTGCAAGCCGATATGGATCAAATGATAGCTGAAATGACGGAGATGAAAAGGTCTTTACAGGCTATTGAAAAAACGTTGGCAACAGCGCATGGTGGATGGCGTACACTAATGATGGTAGGCGGCGCTTTTGGTTTAGTTGGCGCTTTATTAGCAAATTTGTTTCAAGGCGCGTGGGGTAAATAATGCCAAGTAAATCACAAGCTCAACACAACTTTATGGAAATGGTTGCCCACGATCCAAAGGCAGCTAAAAGAGTAGGAGTATCGCAGTCTGTCGGTAAAGATTTTAGTGAAGCCGATAAGGGTCGAAAATTTAAAAAAGGTGGCGAAATGAAAAAAATGGCTAAAGGTGGTATGGCTGAATCTAAAGCAGAAGCCCGTGAAGAAATTGCAAGAGACAGTGTCACTCAAGCAGAAATTGACAAAATACTTGAGCATATTGACCAGCGTTTTAACAAGCTTGAAGACAAAATTAATAAACTTATTGCGAGGTAAATAAAATGGCAAAACCAAAACAGTCTGAAATGAGTTTAGATACTCCAAGTCGTTACTTTACGATGGACGGCTATGACATGGATCGTAACCAACTACAAAAATGGGTATCGGAAGAAAATGCCAAACAGAAAGAATTTAAAGAAGAAAGAGATAAAGATAAAGTTGAAAAAAAACCAAGAGACCTTAGACAACAATCGCTTGACCTTGATATACCCGACTCTAAAAATAAAGTTGAAAAAAAACTAATAAACCCTAGAATTGGACGTGGTGGTATGGGCGGAGCAGGAGCGCCGTTACCTGTTAATGGTATGACACGTAATCCTAATTTTGAAATGAAAAAAGGCGGTAAAGTGTCAAAGTGTCCTTATGATGGAGTAGCTGAAAGAGGTAAAACCCGTGCCAAGTTCAAGTAAAAAACAACATAATTTTATGGAAATGATTGCTCATAACCCTGCTATGGCAAAGAAAAAGGGCGTACCGCAATCTGTTGGTCGTGATTTTGAAAAAGCCGATAAAGGCAGAAAATTTAGAGAAGGTGGAGTTATGAAAAAAGAATCAATGAAAGATGACATTAAACAAGATAAAGCAATCGTTAAAAAAGCTTTTGGTATGCACGATAAGCAAGAGCATAAAGGCGAACACACTGATTTATCTAAACTTAAAAAAGGTGGATTACCTATTAAAAAAATGGCTAAAGGTGGTGTAACTGGTAAACCTAATTCAGTAGGTAAATTATTTCCAACAGGTAAAACAATGGGGAGTATGAACATGAAAAAAGGCGGCGTAGCAGAAACAATGGGCCCACGTACAATGGGTAAAGACGTTGAAGCTGGTTCAAACAAACTTAAAAAGTTTGGCGAAAGTAAAGTTGAAAAACGTGGGGATACTAAAGGTAAAAAATTTGGTGATTCAGGCCCTTCCGTCGGCATTCAAAGCATGAAAAAAATGGCAGCTGGCGGGGTAGCTACTCGCGGCTACGGTATAGCAAAGAAAGGATGTTAATATGTTTAAGCACAACGTAGACAATGTTAAACAGCACGAAGAAGGTTCTTTTAAACACCATAGTAACATCTACGGTAAAGAATCCGCTGGGCATAAAATGCACCATGAGCATGTAAAAGCTATGTGTGGTGGCGGTATGGCTAAAGGGGGCGATGTATGTATGCCTTCTCATGGAAAAAACACAAAATGAAACCTAGTCGGGGTATGGGCGCAGTAAGGCCCTCAAAACGACCTAAAGGTTTAAACAATTCTGCGCCTGAAGGTGGGCCTGTGCCGGGCATTAAAAAAGGTGGGCTTTATGAAAATATTCATAAAAAGCAAGCTAGAATTGCTGCGGGGTCTGGTGAAAAAATGCGAAAGCCCGGAAGTAAAGGCGCCCCATCCAGTATCGATTTCACCAATTCAGTAAAAACGGCTAAAGCAAGGTAAAAAATGACAACTTCAGGCACACAATCGTTTAACTTAGACTTAACTGAAATAGTTGAGGAAGCGTTCGAGCGTTGCGGGCAGGAACTACGTACCGGATACGATATGCGCACAGCGCGTAGGTCTATGAATCTGTTGTTTGCTGACTGGGCTAACCGCGGCGTTAATCTTTGGACTGTTGAACAAGGACAGATACCTTTAGTACAAGGAATTAATACATACGCTTTACCTATAGACACGGTAGATTTAATTGAGCATGTTGTTCGTACAAACTCAGGGCAACAGAATAATCAATCTGACTTAACTATTTCACGTATTTCTGTGTCTACATACGCAACAATACCAAACAAACTACAGCAAGCTAGACCTATTCAGGTATGGGTTAATAGGCAGTCTGGAGCAACATATCCGCTTACAGGAGCCCCAAGTTACGCGGACGCTACAACGGGGGTCGACGCACCACAAATAACTGTTTGGCCTACTCCAGATGGATCACAAACATACACATTTGTTTACTGGAGATTACGCCGTATACAAGATGCTGGCAACGGCGTTAACACATTTGATATACCGTTTCGCATGATACCCGCCCTAACAGCGGGTTTATCCTATTATCTAGCAATTAAACTTGCCCCGGATAGAGTTGCCATGCGTAAACAAGAATATGATGAAGCATGGGATAGTGCATCTTCTGAAGACAGAGATAAGTCCCCTATCAGATTTGTACCACGTAGACAGTTTATTGCTTAACAGGAGATAGCGTGTGCCTAATCAGTTCTCATCCGGCAAGTTTGCAATCGCACAATGCGATCGATGTGGCTTTAGGTTTAAGCTGTCAGTTCTTAAAAAAGAAGTAATTAAGACTAAGAAATATGATTTAAAAGTTTGCCCAGAGTGTTGGGACCCAGATCATCCGCAGCTACAATTAGGTATGTATCCGGTCGAAGACCCGCAAGCTGTACGCGAACCAAGAAGAGATAGTAGCTATTACCAGTCAGGCATAGATTCTAACGGTTTTCCTAGCGGTGGTAGTAGACAGATTCAATGGGGTTGGAATCCAGTTGGGATGAAATATGATTTTAATGAAACACCAAATGCGTTAAAATCAATAGGCGTTACTAATAGTGTAACAATTAACTAGGAGTAGGACATGGAAGATAAAAAAACAGGTAGTGAAACAGGCGCTAAATCCGTTAAAAAAACTAATGGTGGTAAGACTAATGAGCAGATGTTACAACACGGACGTGTTCGCGCCAAACTGGTTAATCAGTTTGGCTCTACAAAGCTAAAAGGGGCAGGTAAATAATCATGGCTAAAATTAATGATAAACCAGCTGAAGCGTATGCTAAGCCACACAAAATGACAGGCGCAGCGTTAAAGCAATCAGACGTACTTGGATCAGGATATCCCGATAACAATGTAAAAACATCTGGTATTGAAGTGCGTGGTAGAAGTAAACAAACTAAAGGTAAACTTGCTAGAGGACCAATGGCGTGAACTATACACAGTTATTTAACACCGTCAAAACTTATACGGAAAATGAATTTCCAAGCACTACCTTTACTGGTACGGATGGTGTAACAACTGTAACTACGCTGAGCAATACCCAAGTTAATACCTTTATTACACAAGCAGAGACACGTATTTATAACGCAATTAACATACCGGCTTTACGGAAAAATGTTACTGGAAATTTAACAGCAAATAATCCATATTTATCTTTACCAACAGACTGGCTTTCTGCTTATTCTTTTGCCGTAATTGATAGCTCTGGTAATTATAACTATATCCTAAACAAAGACGTTAGTTATATTCGTGAAGCATACCCTGGGCCAACATCTACCGGTCTACCTAAATACTACGCTTTGTTTGGTACGCAGTTAAGTAATAACTATGCATTGTCTTATATCCTAGGCCCAACACCAGATCAAAACTATGCCGTAGAGATGCATTACTTTTACTACCCACCATCAATTGTTACTGCTGGTGAATCTTGGCTAGGTGATAACTATGACCCAGTACTGTTTTATGGTGCGTTATTAGAAGCTACTATATTTATGAAGGCAGAAGCCGAGATTGCTACGATGTATAAGGCTAAATACGATGAAGCATTAAATGAATTACGTAGATTGTGTGATGCATTAGAGCGTGGTGATAGTTACCGTGATGGGCAGCTTAAATTAAATGTAGCTCCTANNNNCGNGTGATGGGCAGCTTAAATTAAATGTAGCTCCT